GTGGTATGGGAAGAGTAAAAGCTGGGTTTCACTATCCGTCTGACAATGAGTCAGGTATTCTACTTGGTGAAAAGTTATATGTATTTCTAAACAAAGATAATTATGAAAACTGAGCAATACTTAGGAAATCCAAATCTTAAAAAGGCACACTCAAAATCTCGATTTACAAAAAAACAAATTGAAGAAGTTTTGAAGTGTTTGGATGAACCAAAATATTTTATAGAGAACTACTTAAAGATTGTTACAATTGATAAAGGTCTTGTACCTTTTGAGATGTATGACTTTCAACGAGATATGGTGGATACATTTCACGCAAATCGTTTCTCTATTTGTAAACTACCGAGACAAAGCGGAAAATCGACAATCATTGTCTCCTACCTCTTACACTATGTTTTGTTTAATGACAATGTAAATGTTGCAATTCTCGCCAACAAATCTTCTACGGCAAGAGATTTACTGGGCAGGTTGCAACTTGCATATGAATACTTACCTAAATGGATGCAACAAGGAGTTCTCAACTGGAACAAAGGTTCTATTGAATTAGAGAATGGAAGTAAAATCATAGCCGCAAGTACTTCATCAAGTGCTGTTCGTGGTAGTACATTTAATATTATCTTTCTAGATGAGTTTGCATATGTACCTAATAATATTGCTGAAGAATTTTTCAGTTCAGTTTATCCTACTATATCTTCTGGTCAATCATCTAAAGTTATGATTGTTTCTACACCACACGGAATGAATATGTTTTATAAGATGTGGATGGATGCAACAAATAAAAGAAATGATTATGTTCCGATTGAAGTACATTGGTCAGAAGTACCAGGACGAGATGAAGCATGGAAAGAACAGACAATACGAAATACAAGTGAGGCACAGTTTCAGACCGAGTTTGAATGTGAGTTCTTAGGTAGTGTTGATACTCTTATCAATGCAAGTAAAATTAAAACAATGGCAGTTGTAAATCCATTGATTAAAAGTTTAAATGGTACTTTAGATGTTTATGAGAAACCGATTAAGGGTAATATCTATGTAATGACAGTTGATGTATCAAGAGGTATTGGAAATGACTACTCAGCGTTTGTTATCATTGACGCTACGAAGGCACCATATCGAATTGTTGCAAAGTATAAAGATAATGAAATCAAACCTCTACTTTTTCCTAGTATTATGAAGAAAGTAGCTGACGCATATAATCAAGCATTCATATTAATTGAGATAAATGATTTAGGTCAACAGGTTGCAGATGCTATGCAATTTGAACTAGAGTACGAAAATATGTTAATGGTGACACAAAGAGGAAGATCAGGACAAGTATTAGGTGGAGGATTTAGTGGTAGAGGTAGTCAACTAGGATTAAGAATGACTAAAGGAACAAAAAGAATTGGTACTTCTAATCTAAAAAGTTTAATCGAGGGCGATAAACTCATAATTCAAGATTTTGAAATCATAGCAGAATTGTCAACTTTCATTTCTAAAGGAAAATCTTTTGAAGCAGAGAGTGGTGCTTCAGATGACCTTGTAATGTGTTTAGTTATATTTTCATGGTTAGCGAATCAAAGATATTTTAAAGAACTAACAGATGTAGATGTTCGAGGTCAAATGTTTACCGATCAGAAAAACGCAATTGAGGCAGATATGGCCCCGTTTGGTTTTATAGATGATGGAATAAATGATCCAGAAGGCAATAATTCGCAGTTTTATGATGATACGGGACAGTTGTGGAGTCCTGTAACCTCACGCAGAGGGGAAAACTAGAGATTTGGGATCATATAAATATCTACAAAGGGTTATAACTAAATTAAAAAAACTTAATATTAAGGAGAACTAAAATATGGCTTTTCAAGTATCACCAGGTGTTCTCGTAACTGAAAAAGATTTAACTAATATTGTTCCTGCTGTTTCTACAAGTAGTGGCGGAATTGTATTAGTTGCAGAAAAAGGACCGATTGATGAAATTACAACGATTTCTTCTGAAAAAGAATTGGTTGATAACTTTGGTAAACCAAATTCTTCAAACTTTGAAGATTGGTTCACTGCTGCAAACTTTTTAGGATACGGAAATAATCTGAAGATAGTAAGACCAATAACTGGCGTTTTAAACGCTATTTCAACTGGATCTGCTGTCTTGATAAAATCGACTACTGATTACCTAGACACCTATTATTCAGAATCAGGTGCAGGACAAGTTACAAGCATAGGACCATTTGCTGCAAGAGAGGCAGGAACACTAGGAAACAGTTTAAGAATTTCTATGTGTACTAACTCAACTGCTTTTGGACCACACTCAATGAGTGGTAATTTAGTTGCTGACGCTTCTGCTGCTGTTGGTGACACATCAATTACTGTTGACGATGGTAGTTTAATGCAAGTTGGTGACATACTAGAATTTGGAGATGCTGCTAATGTACCTTCAACTGACGGTGCACCTTCAGGGCATTACTATAAAATAACTGCAATCTCAACTCACGTTCTAACAATCGCAAGATTTAATCCTAATACAGGAGTTACTGAAACTGGTGGTTTAAGACACGCTATTGTTGATGATGCTAAAATACTAAGACATTGGGAATATTTCTTTAACTTTTCTAATGCTCCATCAACAACAGATGATGTATCTGCTGCTGGCGGTTCACTAGATGAATTACATATTGTCGTTTCAGACGAAGATGGTGTAATTACAGGAACTGCAGGAACAATTTTAGAAACTTTTGAAAGTGTTTCACAGGCATTTGATGCTAAAACTGCTGAAGGTTCTAGTAATTATTATCCACAAGTAATCTATCAACAATCAGAATTTATCTATTGGACAGATCACTTAGCAACTTTATCAGATGGTGTAACTAAAGTAGGTACAACTTTTGATAATACTGTTGGAGACGCATTTGTAGTATCTAATACTTCACTTGCAAGTGGAACAGATGATTACACTGCTACTGCTGGAGAGATTGACGCTGCATATCAATTATTTGCTGACGCATCCTTAGTTGACCTATCACTATTAATGGGTGGTAAATCAACTGCTGCAAAGGCAACTTCTGTTATGGATATTGCAACTGCAAGAAAAGATTGCGTTGCTTTTATTTCACCAGAAAGAGCTGATGTTGTAGGCGTTGCTAATGCAATTACACAAACTAAGAATGTAAAAGATTTCTTTAATGCTTTACCTTCTACAAGTTATGCTGTTTTTGATAGTGGTTACAAATATATGTACGACAGATATAGTGATGTTTATAGATTCGTTCCTTTGAACGGAGATATTGCGGGTCTTTGTGCTCGTACAGATAGTGTTGCTGACGCATGGTTCTCACCAGGCGGTTTCAATCGTGGACAAATTAGAGGTGCTGTTAAATTAGCATTCAATCCTAATCAAACTCAAAGAGATGATCTATACAAGGCAAGAGTAAATCCTGTCGTTGCATTTCCTGGGCAAGGTACTGTATTGTTTGGTGATAAAACTGCTCAAACTAAACCGTCTGCATTTGATCGTATCAATGTTCGTAGATTGTTTATCGTTCTTGAGAAAGCAATTTCTACTGCTGCTAAATTTCAACTATTTGAGTTCAATGACGAATTCACTAGGGCACAATTTAGAAACTTAGTAGAACCGTTTATCAGAGATGTACAAGGCAGAAGAGGTATTACTGATTTTGCTGTAGTATGCGATACTACTAATAACACAGGTGATGTAATTGATAGAAACGAATTTAGGGCAGATATTTATATCAAACCAGCTCGTTCTATTAACTTCATTCAACTTAACTTTATTGCTACAAGATCAGGCGTTGCCTTTTCTGAAGTAGCAGGCGCATAGAGAGGAGAATAAAAAATGGCTAATATAAATGACTTTAAATCTCGTCTTAGAGGCGGTGGTGCAAGAGCCAATCAGTTTAAGGTAACTTTACCTTTTCCTGGTTACTCGGCAGTTGGAGGAGAAACATCAGACTTAGCGTTCTTATGTTCTGCTACAACTCTTCCTGGTTCTAATGTTGCTGTAACACCAGTAAACTTTAGAGGTAGAATACTAAATCTAACAGGTGATAGAACATTTAATCCATGGTCAATAACCGTGATGAATGATACTGATTTTAAACTTTTCAGAGCATTCGAAAGATGGATGAATGGCATGAATAACATGACTGATAATGAAGGATTAACAAATCCTGCTGATTATCAAGTTGACTTTTTCGTAGATCAATTGGATCGAAACGGAGATACTTTAAAATCTTACACATTTAGAGGAGGGTTCCCTACGGCACTTTCTGATATTGCGTTAGACTACGGAACTAATAATGAAGTAGAAACTTTTACAGTAGAATTCTCTTA